GAGGGGACCTTTTACGTGGCAGCCATGCCGCTGTTACAGCCCATTCTGTGTGTCAGGGCTGAGCGGCTTGTCAGCGTCCGGCGTACCACCCCGGCGGGCAGTGACGCCGGACTGCAGGATTACGGGGGCACCACTGCAGCGAATGAAAAACTCATCATGTCCGGCTGGCCCGCCAGTATTCTGTTCAGCCGTAGCGGTGAGCACAGCCCGCTTAAGTTGCCGGGTGAGATGCGCAGCGCGTGGCACAGCATCCTGATGCCTGCGTTCAGAGACCTGTCTCTCCATACCGGGGATTTTGTGACGGATGACGCCGGGCATCGGTTTGTCATCAGCGGCACGGAACTGACCGACATGGGCTGGCGTCTGACGGCGCTTCAGGTGACGGTGTAACATGGCAAGTACCGATGATGTTGCCCGTTACCTGGCAGAGCGTATTTCAGATGTTGTGTATCCCGGTGGCAGCGGGCTTCCGGGCATCATTAATGCCGCAGTGAAAATCTATCCGGGCTGGCCGGTGCCGGGCATACTGCAGCAGGATATCGAGAACGGTGGTGTGCACGTCTCCGTATGGCCACTGCCGACAGAGCGTAAAATCAGCACGGCGCTTGGCAGGCCGTTCCGTTTGATGGCGAAGGGCAAACCCTCGCTGCAGTTCACAGTGAACGGCACCGCGATAAGTGTTGCCGGTGTGGCGTCGGCACTGACTAACGTGCAGATAACCCTTAACAGGAAAACGTTCAGTTTCCATTTCCGGGCGGGAACCACGGCTGGACGGGCAATACACGCGCTGTCTGCAGCACTGCCGAAGTCATTCACTGTGCTCAGCAGTGTCTGCATCCCGCTGGCAGAGCATCTCAGTATTTCCGTTACCACCGCGGGCACGGCTGTAAAAGAGCTGCACAGGCAGATAAAGGATTTTCAGATCACTGTCTGGGCACCTGCGCCCGGCCTTCGGGACCGCATCGGCAGCGCCATTGATACGGCGCTCTCTGAACAGTGTCACATTGACCTCAACGACGGCGCGCCCGCGCAGCTCCTTTATACCCGGCAGTCTGATTCCGACAGGTCAGAGAACTGGCATGTCTACCGGCGCGACCTGATTTTCAGCGTGAATTACGCCACCACCCAGGCCATTACCGCACCTGAGGTGACCAGCACGGTCGTCACCGTTAACGGCCAGCAGACCACACCGTAAACCCTTTTTCCAGCATCAGTTCACTCATCCGGAGTCTCACTCATGCCGATTTATTCAACCGGCGATCTCAGCACGTCTGCACTCACGGCACCTGACCTGTATGTTCAGGTTGTTCCGCCCCGGGCACGTTACATTAACGGTGTACCCACTGACGGGCTGGGGCTGGTGGGTGTGGCAGGCTGGGGGCCGGTAAATAGCGCCTTTCGTATCACGTCAGATAACGACATTGCATTCTTTCTGGGCACGCCTGAAAACCGTAAGTATGACCTGGCGACAGCGGCTGCCATTTCACTTCAGCTCGGTGCGGCGAACCTGAACTGTGTGCGTGTGACAAACGGTCAGGATAAAGCCGCCAGTGGCCGGCTCTGTGAAAATGGCAGCAAGTCAGGCCTGCTGCTGACCGCACTCTACAGCGGGACGCGGGGAAACCAGATAATTGCAGGTATCGGCAGCGGTACCGCGGTGAACTCGAAAAAGCTGACCATCAGTCTGCCGGGCGTGAGTGCCGAAGTCTTTGATAACCTGCAGGGTGAAGGGGATGCGCTGTGGAAAGCGATGGCAGAGGCCGTAAATCACGGTCAGATGAATATCCGCGGTCCCAGCCAGCTGGTACGCGCGAAAGTAACCGAATCTGAAGCGCCCGCACAGGCCGCGGTTAAAGAGATCACACTCAGCGGGGGCACCGACGGCGCGACCGGTATCACGGATGCCACGCTACTCGGTACAGACGGCACTGATGCTCCGCGTAAGGGTATGTATGCCCTGCGTGGCACAAATTCACAGGTCATCAACCTTGCCGATGTGACCGATAAAGCATGCTGGCCTGCGATGGCGGCGTTTGCGCGCTCCGAAGGTGCATATGCCATCGGCCAGGGCCCGGCCTCCGCTGGCTGTAAGGCGGTGTCTGAAGCGCTTAACAGCTCAGGCGTGGACGACTGGCATTTCAAGCTGATAGTGGGTGACTGGCCTTACTGGAAAGATACCGCAAACGGCACAAGCCGCATGATTGCGCCCGCCACGTTTGAAGCGGCAAACATTGCCGCCCGGGCACCGCATATCTCCACGCTCAACAAGCGCATCCCCGGCATCATTGCCACTGAGCGGCAGCTGGCGGGACGTCCTTACTCCGTGCCGGAAATCGGGGCCATCAACTCAGCCCGCCTTGATGTCATCACCAATCCGTGTCCGGGCGGCAGTTACTTTGGGATGCGCTCCGGGCGCAATACGTCATCGAATCCGACCCAGAACGATGATACCTACACCCGCATGACCAACTTCCTGTCGCTGACCATTGCGGCAAGCTTCGGCAGCGTAGTCGGTGACAATCAGACCACAGACCTGCGCCGGGAGACCAAAAGCACGCTGGAGTCTTTCCTGTCGAATCTGGAGACGCTGAAGATGATTGGCGACCCGAATGGCGGACCTGCCTTTGCGGTGCGCCTCGATGCGGCCAATAACCCGGATGCGCGCGTGGCACTGGGCTACATGACCGCCGATGTGCAGGTAAAGTATCTCAATGTGGTGCGCTACTTCCTTGTGAATCTGGAAGGGGGCGGCAGCGTGTCCATCTCCGTCTCAGACAGCTTATCGCGCTGAACACTGACTGACTCATTACTCCGGAGATAAACCATGCCAACCCTTGGCTATACCATCGGGCGTGATATTGCCGTCGATATCATCACGCCCACGGGGAAACTGCGCATTCCCAAAATCATGAGTTTTGACTCAAAGCCGCAGGTCTCGACCCATAAAATCACTCCGCTCAATGGCATTACCGATGAACTGCAGATCCCCGTTGGCTGGAATGGCACCATTACGGCTGAACGTATGGATGCCACGCTCGATGACTTCTGGGCGAAGTGGGAAGACAACTACTACAACGGCATCGATCAGCCCCGCGGCACCATCACCGAAACCATCACCGAGGCAAACGGCACCGTCAGCGTGTACCGCTATGAGGGCGTGTCGTTTCACCTCACCGATGCCGGTAACAAGCAGGGCGAGAAAACGGTGAGCCAGACCCTGTCATGGACAGCCAGCCGCCGTAAAAAAGTGAACTGAGGAATAAATAATGGTGCAGGTCAGAGTGCATGAGACGTCGCCCGCCGTGGCGGAATCGCCGGTAAAGCCAAACCAGGTCAGGGATGCCAGCGGGCGCGTCATCACCCTGCGTGAGCTGGACCCGGTGCAGGAATCCCGTCTGACCGTAGCGGTCGGCCCGGAAATGGCTATCAATGTGATGTACATGAACATGTATGCCTTTCCGGCGGCGGCCGTAGCTGACATTGACGGCGAAGAATACCCGTTACCGCAGAATCCGAAGCAGATTGAAAGCATGCTTGCCATTCTAGGCAAAAACGGACTTAAAGCGGTGAGTGCTTTCCTTCGTGCCAGGTCGAAAGACGAGGAAGATGAGGTCACGGAGACCGCCGCAAAAAACTAGCGCAGAACCCCGGGTTTATTAACCAGTGCTGGCTGATGAAAGCCGGGGTTCCGTTCAGCGTGATTTTTCCAGGCCTGACAGCGCTGATGCCCCATGAGCGCATCGCCATGGGTGTGGTCATCGGCGAGCTCGAGGGTGGCACCTACAACTGGAGCACACGAAGGTGGGAGGAGAGTAGGTAGTGGACCTTGAGCAGTTTGCACGTGAACTGTCTTCTGCCTCAGCCTCAATCGCTACCGGGCTGGAGGTAAGTTTCCGCGTTATCGTGAAAGAGATTGAGGAAACGGCCAAAGAAGAGATTGGCGTTTACCAGCCTGCCTACGGGCCTTTTGATGCCTGGGCACCGCTGGCAGAATCAACCAAAGCCGATCGCGTTCGCCGGGGTTACAGTGAAGACGAACCACTTTTGCGCTCAGGCGAACTCAGAGATTCGATACAGAGTGAGGTCATGGGACTTGCAGCGATCGTCGGAACCAAAAGTGACATCGGGCTCTGGCAGGAAGTGGGTACTGAACACATACCGCCGCGCCCCTTTATCGGCCCGGTGTACTTGCGGAAAATTGATTCGCTAACGGAGTTGATCGGACGGGCGATTTCGAGAGGGTTCTATGTTTATTAGTAATTATGGATTTGCAGGTGAAGTTTTCTAGTTTATTAAAATATCTATAATTATAACTGCTAGTTGGTTTAATCCACATCTATAACTAAAGTAACCAATGTGAAAGTCTTTATAGCAGAAGCTCAAATGAAGCTGCATTCAAAATGATAGGGTATTCAATGCTTTATAAAGGGTGGGAGTCTAAAAAAGTGAACGTTTATTTGATGAAGGGATCATGATGAAAGAAAACCCAGCCATAGCCGGGCTTTCAAACTTTATCATGACTCTTCAGATGGTAAATCTGAGTTTTTTTCATAGTAAAAAGGAACTTTAATAGGTGTAATTCCCATCCTATTGCAGGTGCTTTGTAAATACTCTCGCCAGTAAGGCCACACATTGTAGCCGACATTTCTGGCAGCAAAAGCCTGGAGTTCCTCTTTCTCTAATTCTCGCTTCGCTCTATAAATAGCCTCAAAACGAGCTTCTATAGTAATTAGTGCTTCCTGATCTTCCTCAGATGACTCCTCATCCGAGTGTTCAAGTGGTACTAACCGCGAACCAACCTCATAGTGAAATGTGTAAAATAACTTCGGTGGGTTATCATCACCCTCCTTAACCATCTCAACCGCTTCAATTTTTACAACTGTTCTAAAGGATTGAGATTTTTTAGGAGTAGCATTAACATTCAATGAGTTGTAACCCTCACCAATATGGGTATGCCCATTCCTCAAGGAAACAGTGAAAATTGCCAAGTTTTCAATAGCAGATTTAAGAAGCTCACTCATTTAAGCTACTTCCCTTACACGCCAGTGCTTCGTGTCATTATAGAGGAACTCCTTATGATGACTGGAAGAACTAATGGAAGTAGTTTGCGTCGACTCTATATCGTTGATCGTTTCTGACCACTGAGAAGTCTTGGCCGACACAACAATTTGTTTTTCGACCATTATTTCTATACCAGACATTGTCTTCAGCACATCCAAAACTTCAGGAACAGATGCTGCTATTCTCAACAATTTATCCATGGCTTCAGATTGAACAACGTCATCAGATTCATATTTTGAGAACGCCTTAGGACCCCCGCCGAAAATTTTTGAAGCCATGTCCTGAGATATGCACCATTGCTCAGTGCGTAGGTGTCTAAGCTCACAACCGGTGAGTAGACCATCCACTTTTTTCTTAAACTCATTAGCAATGCGCTTGTTTTCTCTTAAATCTGCAGTTGTAGCAGTTTCAGAACCACAGCAACTGCATACGGAAAGCCGCATCGGCAGAACTTTAGTAATGCCTTTGTAAGTTACCGGATTCTGATCCTGCTCCGGGGCCAAAATACCTTGCTCACATACTGGGCATAAGGTCTCACGACTCATAAAACCTCCTATCTATCTTCAATGAGATAGATGAAACGATACCGCCATGACTACAGTCTCGTTCTTGGTGATAAAAAACTTTATGTAGTAAGTGCACTCTAATTCTTTACCTGCATATTCGTTCCAGGTTGAATCTTTAAGAGTATAGGCATCACATGCGGCCCAAGGGCCATTTGCCTGATTTCTACACCATTCTGATTGATGGTAGTGGCCTTCTCTAACTGCTCGGACTATGTACCGAGCAATGTCATCCTCATCAAATGACATGCTTTGCAAATTGGCAATGCATCTGCGAGTCCATGGCTTAACTTTGCACTTACTAATTAAATCAACTACATCGGGATACAGTGGTCCATTAGGGATTTCTCTGTCATCCTCATCCTCAGGCATAGGGCCTGTGTAGCGGCTTAGAATCATACTGGTTACCATTATGGTAAGTCTAGCCCCAAGTTGCAAAAATTGCATTAATTTGAGACTTTACTGAGAACAAGTTACAGGGCGGAAAACCTTAGATTTATCGCCAGTTTACAAAAAAGCTTTAGTGTAATATTTGTAAATTTTTTTAAAGTTACAAAGCTGTCTCTGAGAAAACTCATCTTCAAACGCTGAATATTTATAAGAAATTTAAAGCAGATAGAAAAAATTATCAATCAATCGGTTCGATTTTTGCACCATTATAGATAACCTACTCTTACAAAAGTTGAGTGGTTTTTCATTTTTATCAACTTTGCTAAGGGACACAAAGATTTGACCACTTTGCGTCTGGATACGTACTAGACCAGACTTCAATTGGCGAACGCTTTTGGCAGCAATTAAAGAGACTGGAAAAGCACAGGTTTATTCCAACTACAGCCTGTATCAAATTCTGGATACACCTATCCAATCATGAATAAATGTTTATTCCATAAAAATATTAGGGAGTAGAAATAATTCATTTTCCTCTAAAATTTACTATGGATCAATAACTTATAGATTTAATTGTAATCCTTGGACCCGCTACGGCGGGTTTTTTATGCCGGTAAATTGAGGTCCCTATGGATGTTCAGGCTTATCGTGTAGCCGTGCGGCTGGCGCTTGACGATCAGCTTACGCGTAACCTGCTGCAGGTTAGCCGTGATGCGATCGAGCTGAATAAGAAATTCGTCACCATCACCAGGAACATCAAAGCACTAACGAGTGCGGCCCGTGAAGCGACATCCGCGCTGCAGGCGCTCAATCGCTCCCTCAATAATGAGTTCTCTGGTGCGTCACGCGGCGCGCGTGAATATGCCGGTGCCATCCGCGAGATTGCTGACCAGACACAGCGTATCAACCGGGCCTCGCGTAATGCCCCGCTGCTGGCAGGTGGTTACGGTGCAGCCATGACACTGCCCGTTCTGGCAGCGGGGGCCGCCGCTGCAGGTGGCAGTGGTGGATATGGCAGCCCTGGCGGGAGGCTCGCACTCCCTCCGCCTTCAGGACAGGGTGGCTGGTGGCATGGCTGGCATAATGGCGTGCCCCCGGGGGGCTGGGGGGGCGGCGGTTCTGGCCACGGCGGCGGTAATGGCCGGCTACCGGGCGGAGGCTCATATTCAGAGGGTATGACAAATCTGGCCACCGGCTATCTGGGTTTCAGAATGCTGAAGGGCTTTGTTGATGAGGCAGCCCGCTACCAGACCATGACCGAGAAGTTCAGACAGTTCGGCATGGGTCAGGCTGCGACAGATGAAGCACAACGTTTCGCTGAAACTACCCGTATCCGGGGCTCCTCGGCCACTGACATGCTGAAATATCTGGTGGAAGCGCAGGGGGTATTCAGCGAATCCGGAGCAAAAACGCTGGATGAGCAGCTGCGCGCGGCGAAACTGGCGGCACCGGTGCTGGCGCGTATTACCTTCGCCTCCCGCGGGCTGGATGAGCATCAGCGTGAGGCCACCACTGCGAAGCAGATGGATATGCTGCGCTTCACCGAGACGGCGGGTGGACTGAAAAGCCCGGGGCGCTTCAATGAACTGATGGACGCGGCGTTCCGTGCCATACAGTCTTCAGGCGGTAATGTCGATTTCACCCAGTACCGTCAGTTTATGGCCAAAGCGGGCACCTCTGCCTTTAACCTGAGCAATAAAGCCCTGTTTGCTGAGCTGGAGCCGATTATCGGTGAACTGAAGGGGAGTTCAGCGGGTGATGCGCTGATGACTGCTTACAACCGGTTAAACGGGATTGTGAAGCTGCCTAATCAGGTCACCCACGACCTGATGACGATGGGCATCTGGGATGCCAGCAAGATAGAGCTAAACAGCCTGGGCGGCGTGAAGCGTTTCCGGGGCAATCCACTCATAAACGCGCAGCTCTTCAGCCAGTCGCCTGTCGAATACTATGAAAACGTCATCCTGCCACTCTACCGCAGGCACCATTACACCGAAGAACAGAAGCAGCGTGAGAACGCCCTGATATTCGGGCGTACCGGCGGCAAGATGTTCAGTCTCATCGACAAACAGCTTGAGACCATTCATCACCGCATTGATGCCTACGGAGTCGCGCGCGGCCTGAATGATGCTTATAGTGCGGTCGGCAGCACTTACAACGGCAAAGCAATCGACTTTCACAAGAAATGGCAGGACCTGCAGCGGGTGATGGGAAAGGACGGCGGCCTGCTGGACACATTCACACAGGGTCTAGACATGCTCACGCACTCTCTTCAGCAGATGGCAGACATTGCGCACCGGCATCCTGAGATGGCGAAGTTTGCGGGGCAGGCGGCGCTGTCCGTGACCGGCCTTGCAGGCATCAGTGGCGGATTCTGGCTCATCAGACATGCTGCGGGCGCACTGCTGACACCACTTAAACTGGCGGGCTGGGGCATTGACCTGCTTATTGGCAGAAGCGCCACTACAGGTCTGACAGGACTCACCGCCGCGCTGACCGGTCTGCCGGGCATAATCTCTGCCGTAACGCTTGCCGCCCTGTATCCGGGCAGCACGGTATCGCAGAGCCGGGAAATGGCAGAGCGTGGCAGACTGGCACGTCAGAATGCGCTTGACCACGGCGTTGCCTATAAACCCTGGATGCCTGCCCAGGCGGACTTCGACAGACAGCATCTTCGTGAGCAGGCGTTTCGTAAAACCGGCAGGTATCCCCCGATACCGCCAGTTTCTGGCGTTAATAACGGGCAGCCCGTAAATCTGCTGATGACGCATGAAGGTCGACAGGTACTGGTGGCCACTGTCATGAGTGGCATCAGTAAGCAGGCAGCCAGAGCACCGTCATCCACCAGCACCTTCGATCCATCCATGCTGATGGTCTATCCCGGTCAGGCTGGCAGCCTCTCTCTGCCCTGATGACAGCCTGGTTTGAACCACATCCCTGCAGGAAGGCCTTATCTGCCTCTTCTTCAGCTAACACCTTCACAACTTCCGGTATTCAGAATTCTGAACGCCGCTTTGGCCATGCTGATTTCACTGTTAGTGAGGTAATGAAAATCGCAGTCACTGCGTTCCGTTATGGCAACTGTGAGATTATCTGTGGAGCAGGATAATGCTTAATGAATTCGTTTTATTGCTGATGCTCATGGGCGCAGGGCAGGCAACTGCCGGGGTGGCGCATCATCAGGCAAACACTGGCATTACTGCAGAACAGCCGCAGCGTCCATCGCAGACAGATGCACTCATGCGAAATAAACTTCTGAACGATCCGCTCTCTCCTGTCGTCGGTGCTGAGCAACCTGTACTGAAAATTGTCAGTTTCGTGAACTACGACTGTATTCATTGCAAACGGCTGGACAGTAATCTGGAAAAGCTTTTAAAGGCCTATCCTCAGATTGCGATCATCTACAAACTGATTTCATACGGTCCGGAAGCGTCAACCGCTGTTACGCGCATGGCGCTTGCCGTCTGGATCGAAGAACCTGAAAAATTCCATGCTTTTCACCATGCGCTGATGTCAGACAGCGGTATGGGTGACGACCTGCGTATTTATTCAGCCCTGCATGCTGCCGGAATGAAAGTCACAACTTATCCGCTTGATACACAGAACATTATCGAAGTGAATAAGGCGTTAATGAGACGGCTTCATTACTCAGGTACGCCGACAACCATTATCGGGGACAGGGTGCTGACTGGCGAGGTTACTTATGACTTGCTGGAAGAGGCCGTCAACATCGCACTGGCCGGAATAAATGACAGTCATCATCTGGCTGACCTGCAGCAGAATAAAATCCGGACTGAATAACGTCTGGGTAGATGCTTTTTTGCACCATATTTGATGTCCGGACATCTTTTGCAGGCAGCCTGAACGGTCAGGCTCTGAAAATTCGCATGCCTCCCGGCAGATGGCGGCTCCTATTTTTCATTGTCAGTCATATCTGAAACAGGCACTCGCAGTATGTCCCTTCTGAATTCTCTCACGCAGTTTGCTCAGGGTATCGATCCGACTGTTACCCGGCTTATGCTGGGCGACTTCGAGTTTATGGAATTTGAGGTCCCCGAACAGGTTGTCATTCACGGCAGACAGAAAACCGTCCGGCATCAGCTGATTGGCGGCCACCGCATTATTGATGTGCTGGGCACGGAGTATGAGCCACTGACCTGGTCTGGCATCATCACGGGCTCGCAGGCGGGTGAGCGTGTCAGCGCGCTTGAACGCATGCGGGATGCCGGGCACCCGGTTCTGTTGACGCTCGATGACTATCGTTTCACGGTGGTCATCACCGCGTTCAGTCCGGTCTACGAATATGTCTGGCGCCGCCCCTATTCCATTGAGGTCGCGGTTGTCCGCAATGAGGGCTCGCCAGCGAAAGTGGATGCCCTGACCGGGGCGCTGCGGGAGCTGATTGACAGCGACCTGGGCCGCGCGCTGGGCCTTGCCAGTATCATCAACGTTGGTGCCGTTACGCAGGCAATCAGAAATCTGCATCAGGCGGTTAAGAAGGTAACGGACTTTGCGCATGCTACTGTTGCGCAGATTCAGTCCGTTGTCAGACCCCTGATTGCAGCCCGGAACATCATTCAACATGAGCTGGCACTGCTCGAGGCTGCGGCTCTGGAGATTACCTCGCTGGGTGGACTGGTACCCGGCAATCCCATATCAAAAACCGTCAGTAATCTGCTTCTTCAGTCAGACCACGCGACCCGCATTCCGGCCCTGTATCATCTTCAGAATGTGCTGGGCAGGCTCAACAAAAATGTAAATTCAGGGCAGGCCGCCAATGGCGTCAGAGCGGTAACGTTGTCCGGTGGCAATCTCTATAAGGTGGCATCAGAGCAGTATGGGGACGCCTCTTTATGGACCAGTATTGCCGATGCCAATGACCTGGCCGATCCGCAACTGAGCGGCATTCACACGCTGAAAATACCCACCAGCCCGGCGAGTTAGCGATGAACGTCAGCAACCCCATTACCGAATCGGGCACCCGCCAAGTCAGCGGGCGTTGTGTTTTAAATGGCACAGACGTGCCATTTGTATCATTCAGCGTTGAGAACAATGCCTTTCGTGGTGCAGGGACGTTTGAGCTTACACTGGCGATTTCAGCACTGCCGCCGGACATGCAGCTGCTTAACTGGTGGGCGGTGCAGACCACGATCAGGACCGAGCTGTTCATTTCGATAGTAACCCAGACCGGTGTTAACGAGAAAAAACACATCACAGGCAGCATTGATACCTGGCATTACGAACCGGCACGCTTTGAGATTTCAGCAGAAGGGCGCGATTTGACCGCAAAGCTGATTGACGCGAAGACACCGGGTGAAAGCTTTAAAAATCTCACCAGTTCACAGATAGTCACCACGCTGGCGCAGCGTCACGGCCTGACACCGGTTGTGGCGGCGACGACACAGCGCGTCGGTGAATACTATAAGATCGATTCGACACACCTGACAGGCGAACAAACGGAATGGGACCTGATAACCAGCCTGGCGGGCATCGAAAACTTTTCGGTTTATGTGGAAGGTGACAGCCTGCATTTCGAACCCCGACGCGACCCTGCCGGTGATGACGATTATGTTATCCGCTGGCAGCCCCCCGGTGAGCAGGCGTATCCCCGCTGCCATGTCTCCGATGACCTGACATTTTCACGTGCGCTGACAATTGCCAGGGGAGTGTCGGTTGAGGTGCTCAGCTGGAATGCAAAGTGCAAGAATAAACAGTTCAGTGCCTCTTACCCAAACCCTGGTAAGCGAACAGTTCCCGGAAGCGCCTCATCTGACACGCAGATTTATCGTGTCATACGTAACGGATTAACGCCTGAAGCAGCCCATGCGCTGGCACAGTCCATCTACCGGCAGGTGATACAGCACGAGATGAACGTCAGCGGATCAACGGCAGGTGACAACCTGCTCATGCCTTTCATGAATGTACGTATTGAGGGTACACAAAGCCCGTTCGACCAGATTTACCATTGTGATCGGGTGCGACGTACGCTGAGCTGGGAAACAGGCTACACCATGCAGATGTCGGGTAAGAACCACAGCACGGCGCCGGGTGTTGAGCGGTGAGGGCGCTGCTGAATATCATGGCGGCGACATCGCGCCAGAGCAATGCGGGTAAGAGTGGCACACGTCAGGGCATTATCACGGCTTATGACCCGGATAACTACACAGTGAAGGTACTGCTGCAGCCGACGGGTGAGGAAACCGGCTGGATCCCCCTCAGCACTCCCTGGGCAGGAAACGGCTGGGGGCTTGCGGCAGGGCCGATGATTGGTGCCGTAGCTGAGGTTGAGTTTGATTCCAGCCTGGCCGGGGTTGGCATGGCGGCAGGGCAGTTTTATAACGATGAAGACCGCTGCCCGGGCCCCCCTTCCGGTGAATTCTGGCTGGTGCATCAGGGCGGATCGCTTTTAAAGTTTCTCAACAGCGGGGACGTCCTGCTGAGTGCGAAGGAAAAACTCATTTATGACGCACCAGCACATCACTTTACTGGTGGCGACGTCCGGATAGATGAAAATCTGACGGTCGGTAAAGAGATCAGCGACAGCAATGGTCGCTATGGCACGGTTCATCATATTCGTACCGTTTATAGCGGTCACACACATCTCGAGAAAGGTCAGGGCAACTTTACAGCCCCGCCAGAACAGCAAATCAAAGCCACTCTGCAACGGTAACCTATGCACGACCTTTATCATTTTACCGGAGGAGATCTTGCGCCCTCCTCTACGGGCGATCTGCGCACGGCTCTGGGCAGCGTTCGCACGAAGCAACGTATTCTGCGACGACTGCTGACCAACCCCGGTGATTATCTGTTTCATCCTGAATACGGTGCCGGGCTGGGTAAAAAAGTCGGTGAAGCTGTACAGCCGGGCGAGTGGAAGTCGCTCATCAGCGGCCAGATGCTGCTTGAAGAGGCCGTCGCGCACTATCCACCGCCAGTTGTGAAACTGGTCCTGATTGAAGGGGGTGTCAGCGTATCCATTGTCTACACCGATGCCCTGACCGGCACGCCAGAAACTCTCCACTTCGATGTCGCGAGGTAAGCGGATGTCATCGCTCAACGTCAAATCCTTCACTGAACTCGTCGGCGAACAGGTCACAGCGATACAGGCTCGGGCAGCAAAGCTGGTGGATTTTTCCATCGGGAGCATTCTGCGTTCACTGGCTGAATCCAATGCCGGTGTGGTCATGTGGCTCCAGCAGCTGATTGTAAAGCTGCTGGTGACAACCCGCGCGGCGACATGCTCCGGCGAAGACCTGGACAGCTGGATGGCAGACTTTGGTTTTTTCCGTCGCTCTGCTGTACAGGCTGCCGGTAACGTGACGTTCTCCCGTCTTACCCCCGCGAGCCAGGCCCTTATCCCGGTCGGGACAAAGATAACCACCCTCGATTGCACACAGAGCTACACGGTTATTGCCGACCGGCCCGGACAGTCGGGCTATATCATCGCAGCGGGTGTCATTTCCCTGGAGGTACCGGTGAGGGCAGATACCGCAGGCGCTGCAGGTAATGCGCAGCCGGGTACCGTCACCCTTATTACGGGTTCTGTGTTATATGTCGATAAGGTGACTAACCCAGCGGCGTTTGTGGGCGGTCAGGACGCTGAATCTGACGACGATTTCCGCGCGCGATTCAGAATGTGGATCGCTTCATTATCAAAAGCCACAAGAGCGGCGATTACGTTTGCGCTCAGCAATGTTCAGCGCGGCGTCAGCTTTACCCTGACCGAGAATGTCTCCTGGGACGGCAGACCGCAGCCGGGCTATTTTTATGCCGTTATTGATGACGGCAGCGGTATGCCGCCACGCGAATTGCTTGATCGTGCATACAGGGCTATTGAAGCTGTGCGCGGATTTACCATCGCCTTTGGGGTTTTCAGGCCGGTGGTGATCTATGCAAAGGTCATACTTTCATTTAAGACAGGTAATGAAGCAGATCACTCTAAGGTGGCTGGGCTTGTTGAGGCGGCCGTATCGCAATACATTGCAGACCTTCATCCCGGACAGCTTCTGGCCTACACCCGGATCATCAGAGCGGCCTATGCGGCCAGTCCACTGGTCACGAACGTGACATACCTTACCCTCAATGACGGTAACGCTGACCTTGCGGCCTCGCCAAAACAGGTTATTCGCAAAGGTCAGATTACGGTGAGCTGAATGGCTAAAGGTGACAGGAACGACTTTCTCAACCGGCTTCATGCGCTGCTGCCGGCAGGCTGGTTCAGTGATGACACACCGATTTTTGAAGGTGCGCTTTCAGCCTGTGCCACAGCGTTATCCTGGTGCTACACCCTATATCGCTACGCACGTAAGCAGACTCGCATCTCCACGGCGAGCGATGGCTGGCTGGACGTTGCAGCCTATGACTTCTTTGGCACTAGCCTGACCAGACGTGCAGGTATGTCTGATGACCCCTTCCGGATCCAGATAAAAACGAATCTGCTTCGCGAGCGGGGTACGCGTCAGGCCGTTACCAACATTATTGAGATGCTGACCGGGAACACACCAGTCGTGTTCGAGCCGTCACGCCCTGCAGATACAGGTGCGTATGGCGGACCTGCAATCGGTTATGGTGCTGCGGGTGGATATGGATCACATTGTCTGCCTTACCAGGCATTTGTGGTCGTCAGTCGTCCGCGCGGTCAGGGCATCCCCCAGGTGGCAGGCTACGGAATTTCAACAGCGGGCTATGGCAGTGCTTCGTGCGCCCAATATGTCTCCCGGGAAATGGTTACGGGCAGTGTTACGGATGCACAGATTTATGCTGCTATCGAAGCCGTCAAACCGGAAGGCACACTGGTCTGGGTGAGAATTCATTAATCTCTCTTCCTTCGTTAACAATCATGCAATGGCCACCCTGAAGGTGGCCTTTTTTAATGGGTAACTTTATGGATCGTCAGATTGTTTATCCGGGCGCTATTCCGCTCGAAACCGACCTGCTTAATACCAATAAATTCGCCATGACAGGGCTGGCGAAACTGGCGTCAGCCTTTCTGGGTGAGAGTACCTGGCTATGTGGTCTGGTATGTAAGCCTTCCGCACCGGCTTCCATGACTGTTCAGGTCGGGGAGGGGCAGATTTATTCCCTGCAGCATGTTGATGGCACGCCTTACTCGTCACTGGCTGCCGATAACATCAATACTATTCTGAAGCAGGGTCTGAGTCTGGCACCCTGCCTTTTCAGGCTTGATGCACCCGCCATGCAGGGGCACAGCATCAACTACCTCATTCAGGTGGCTTATGCCGACACTGACACGGGGCCCGCTGTGCTGCCATATTACAATGCTGCTGATCCGGCGATCGCTTTCAACGGACCAGATAACAGCGGCGCACCACAAAACACGGTGAGATCCGGTGGCTGTCATGTCTCATTAAAAGCGGGTATGGCCGCCCGAAAAGGTGAACAGATATCCCCGACACCGGATCCCGGTTATACGGCAGCATGGGTAATTACCGTAGATAACGGCGCAATATCCATTGATGCTTCAGCGATACATATGGCTGAGCATGCGCCTTTTCTTCCTGGGGATGGCATCATTGCTGCTGTGCAGCAGGGACGTCTTAACAGCGGCAAAGTTAAAAGCGAGGATGATAACTTTCATCTGATCTGCCAGCCACCCGTTACAAAGCTCACCGATGGCATGCGTCTGTTCTTTCGCACACAGGCGACTAATGCTGGGGCTTGCAAACTCCGTGTCGGTGATTTCCCGGCCTGTCCGGTCTTAGACGATGACGCCAGAGAGCTCAGGAAGGGTACCCTCAGCAGCTGCCAGCAAAATGAAGTTGAGTGGAATGCGACCCTGAATGCCTGGGTCCTGTGTAATAACCAGCAGCATATTGACTGGGGTGATCTTGATCGCCGCTATATTCCCGTAAGCGGCGGGGAAGTAAAAGGTCCGTTAAACGTTGAAGGCTCACTGAGCACCGACATGCCATTGAAGATTGGGAAAGCAGAAGTCACTACTAAAGGCGATATTGCTGGAGAAGCATGGAGCGGCGGAAGTCTGCATTCATGGCTGGCAGGCCGTTCAGCATCATTTGTACATAAGACAAAAGGTTTCCCTTTCATCTGGAAAGATCCGGTCAGTAAGCTCGTTATTCAGGGAGGACTGCATGAAACAAGCAAAGGCGAGATTAATTACCCGGCAGCTTTTCCCAACTACTGTTCCCTCGTATTAATTACGCAATGTGGCAGACATAAAATGAGTAAAGACAATTCATTTATATCAGATGTTAATCAATTAAACTTTACCCTGCACGCCGGCAATGGTGAACCCGCATTCTACTGGCTGGCTATGGGGTATTGATTATGCAGATGGGTTTCAGTGCAAAAAGTAATGCCTTTTATTTTCTGGATGAGGAGGCCGCTTACAGAGGAAACGGTATCTGGCAGGAGGATATTATTCCTGTTTCTGATGAAGTCTGGCAACAGTTTACCGGTACCCCCCCAGAAGGGAAACAGCGTGGGTCTGGCAAGGAAGGAATGCCCGTCTGGACGGATATCCCTGAACAGGAATACAGCACTATTGAGGATAATCAGGCAATAAAGAATGCGCTGCTGGAAAAAGCCGATACCGAAATACGCATGCTGGCGGTAGTGCAGGATGTATACGGACTAAATGAAGAAGAGAAACAGAAACTCGACGCCTGGAAAAAACATTTAGCTGAAGTATACAGGCTGAATGCAAGTGTAATGAAAAAAATAGACTGGCCAGCAGCACCAGGCAATATTTGAAAGTGGCTCGTCCGGAACGAGCCACTGAATTAATACTTAAAAGCGATATCCCGCATTGACAAAGACACTGGTCATCTTATGTTTTTTTGATGCAAACGCGGCCTGAGATCCTTCAAAGCCCACAGTTAATGCCAGATTTTCGGTTGCATCAAATGTCAGCCCTGTGCTGTATGCAAACTGGTTGGATGAAGTGGAACCATTTTTCATCTGAGAGTTGTTGCGATCATCTAAGATTAATGGATTATCTACTTTCGTATGCGAAATCCCCCCTAAGGCAAAGACGCTGAGTTTATCTGAGAAGCGATAGGTCGGGCCGATCAGAGCAGAGTAATATTCTGCCTGTCTGTCTAACCGATGTTTTGCATTATAATCCTCTTTGCATTGTGCATTACTCCTTCTGCACTCAGTATCAGCATCCTGCCAGTTCTTCTTCATCACCGATACAGATCCCATGAAACCCCACGGTGATGATGTCTCATACTGAAACCTGAAGTTTCCGCCCTGAATTTCACCAAAATCTTTAATATGGCCACGCTGGTAACCAAAAGACATGGTAGGCCTTACATCCGTATCCTCAGCCATCGCATTGGTACACAAAATTGTGGTGGCCAGCAAAGCCATGGACGCTTTTCTGAATAACATCTGAACTCCTGCTTAAAAGTGGGATGCATGATTCGGCATGCACAACCGTTTAGAGGAGGCCATTTTCAGTCAGGTACAATTCAGAAAAGTGAAAATTACCCATTATATTTCAATGCATTAAAATGAATATTGTGGTGGCAGTGCTGTTATTTTAATGTTTAGTTTAAAGATGCCGGACAATAGCAATCAATCATGAGTGATGAAGACAGCGTGTCAGCTTAACGTCGGTAATCCTGTTTAGGGGCATAACATCCTGACTCTTTATGGAGAAGCCGGGGTCATACAGCTCAGGGAGGTGTGCGCAATATCGTTGTAGTGCTGCATAATTGTTTTAAAGTCAGCTTTTTGAGTTCGATGCAGATAATTGGGTTTTAGGAACAGGCGTGTAAGGCAGCATGCACAATGATGGGTGAGGCTGTCTGGCAACTGGTTTTGGCAGATAAATCGGTAATGCTGAATACCATAACCGGCATGATCATTGAGCTTTCAGCGCGTTGTGATGAACTGGCGGCATGCATTGAACTAAAAATATTGCTGCAGGTTTAAAAATAGACACGACGGGCAGGCGGTGCAATCCTGAAGCTATCAACGTCAGCTTTGTGCCAGAAGCGGACGTTGCTTGCATCATGGTATGTTAGTTTACGGGGAGCAGGTCATAGGTTTGAGCCTCTGCCTGAAAGCTGCTCTCTTTGGCCCTCGGGGCTTATGAAGTTATCAACTCACCGATAAGGACACAATTACCTTCCCCTATCTGACATAATGCTATATTTACAGCGGTTCGTTTAACGGGGATATTCATGAATTCGGACGAGGATAACAATGAAAAAGCACTAGATCTCATTGGTAGTACTGCCCGCAGGCTGCTCAGTCAGAAAGCCACAGTAGATAAAGATGAACTGATAAATGCACTGGAACTGCTCAGCAAAAGCACCGCGGACCCGCGTGTGCGGGTAAACATCATAAAGGCGATTCAGATGCTGAGTCACCGGGTACACTGACCTGGTGAGGCAGAACGTAACAGGAGGAGTAAAATTCCGGATAAATACTAGTACCCAATATTTTGCTGGCAAGAAAATTCGCGCGATAATCGCTTTACTTCAGCACTGCTATTACCGGAATAGAGGGCTGTGGCGAGAAGTCTGCTGGTCTGCCTTATTGCCTCTTTAATGATTTCACGACGGGCAGCCTCTGTCTCCACCTCAAGCATCTGTTTCAACTGTCGGGAAAGGGTGTAAGCGCTGAAGACACCGTCGTCCTCAAGCAGCGCTAATATGGCTTCGCCAATAACGATATTGATCTTTTCTTCTTCACTTCTGAACATATCAAACTTCCTGCTGCCTGGCGATAAGAGTCCGTCGCAGCGGACAAGCAGTATTGCTTTTGAGTGGTTATAGTTTTTGCCTGATTTCAGTAGCAGCACTAACCTGGCTGAAACTATAAAATCATGCCTGCCCTGAGTGTAACAGAGTTGGACTAACCTGCCCGAAGTTTCACCAGCTCGGTCACACCTTTTATACCAGTCCCACCGGGGTGATGATGATTCTACGAGATCAAATAATGTGCGTTTAGGTCTCATTAAGGCTCTATTGTGCTAGAAGCAGACTGACCTGCTCGCCGTTGATTTACTCAGAATGCTATTAGCAACGTCCGCTTTTCGCTCAAAGCTGCCAGTCAGTTCCTTTGATTTCCTGAAGAAGTTTAAGCCGCCGTTCTGCATGCCTGGTCAGAAACGCAGTGTGTCCAGAGCGGCGCGGATTTACCTGTAATTGCTCTGATTTGC